TATGCAGGAGACTCGGGATAGCTACGTCCCACTTAAGGAAGCCTACGCTACCGATGTGTGGAACCCCAAGCCTAACTTCACCTGCCAGAAGTATTGCCCAGTGGCGATCTGCCCACACAACGGAAGAAACTAAAATGCCCTACACCAAGAAGCCCCGTCCCTACAAACACGAGTGGGAGATGGAGCAGAAGCGTGACGAGAAAGCCCCACGTGCCGCCCGTGCTAGGGCACGGCGTGAAATGGATGCGAAAGGGGTTGACAGAACCGGAAAAGACATTGATCATGTCAAGCCCCTCTCTAAAGGAGGGACTAATGCAAAGGGTAACCTACGCTTAGTGAGCCCAAGCAACAACCGATCCTTCCAAAGAAATTCTGACCACACGGTCAAGAAGAACAAGTGAGAGAGCATGGAAATACTAGAGGGGAAAGGCCTATTACTTAATCTAAGTAGGCCCGATAGAGTTCTAGATGCAATAAAAACAAGTAAGCTAGTAAACGAAGTAGACGGTATATCGCAGGTGCTAGTGCCGTGGGGCATACCTGAGATACATGCGCTAAAGATCTTAAAGATAAAGAACGTACCTAGTCCCATCGAGCGGGACTACAAGTGGCCGGGGGTGTACAGGCCCTTCGCCCACCAGAAAGAAACCGCCGCGTTCCTGACCATGCACAAGCGTGCCTTCTGTTTCAACGAGCAGGGCACAGGCAAGACGGGTAGCGTCATCTGGGCGGCTGACTACCTCATGTCGCTAGGCTTCCTGCGTAGGGTCTTGGTGGTATGTCCCTTGTCCATCATGCAGTCGGCATGGCAGTCGGACCTCGTCACATTTGCTATGCACCGCACGGGGGACGTGGCGCATGGCTCTCCAGAAAAACGCAGGAAGATCATCGACGGTGGCGCTGAGTTCGTCATCATCAACTACGACGGTATCGAGATTGTCGAGAAAGAAATTGATGAGGCTGAGTTTGACCTGATCGTCATTGACGAGGCGTCAGCCTACAAGACTGCAACCACCAAGCGTTGGAAAGCGATGAACCGGCTGGTCAATCAGAACCGCTGGTTGTGGATGCTCACAGGCACACCCGCCGCGCAATCTCCCGTGGACGCATTCGGACTAGCCAGATTAGTTAACCCCAACAACGTGCCCAAGTTCGCAGGGGTGTTCCGCGATATGGTGATGTACCGCTTGACGCAGTATCGCTACCTGCCAAGAGACAACGCTAAAGAAATTGTGCACAGGGTGTTGCAACCCGCGATCCGGTTCCTGAAAGCCGACTGCCTAGACCTGCCAGATATGACGTACGTTGACCGTGACGTACCAATGACCAAGACCCAACAGGCGTACTACAAAAGTATGCTGGTCCACAACATGGTCTCCGCCGCTGACGAGGAGATTAGTGCAGTCAACGCCGCAGTTCTTATGAACAAGCTACTTCAGATGGCATGTGGCACGGTGTACACAGACTCAAGAGAAAGCGTGAACTTCGACGCATCGTCGCGGCTGAACGTGTTGTCTGAGATTATTACGGAGACAAGCAACAAGGTGCTGGTGTTCGTGCCCTTCAAGAACGCCATCGAGTTAGTCCAAGAGCACCTCTCCAAAGATGGGTTCACTTCGGAAGTAATATCAGGCGAGGTGTCGGCAGGGAGGAGGACTGAGATCTTCAAGACCTTCCAGACCACGCCAGATCCCAAGGTTCTGATCATCCAGCCTCAAGCCGCCGCGCATGGGGTAACACTTACTGCCGCTGACACGGTGGTGTGGTACGGGCCCACGATGTCCCTAGAGACATACCTACAGGCGAACGCTCGGGTGCATAGGGCTGGGCAGAAGCATCCCGTGACCGTCATCCACATTGTGGGCAGTTCGGTCGAACGCAAGATCTACAAGATGCTCCGTGAGCGCGAGGACGTACACGCAAAAATAGTTGGTCTCTATCGTGAAGAAGTGCTTGACACTGCCAAATGAGGGGTGTACAGTGTCAACTCACTAGAGGAGAAAACAAATGTCAGCAGACAAGTTAGCAAGGGTGTACGTCAAGATACGCGACGCCCGTAACGCTCTAAAGAGCAAATTTGAAGAGGAAGACGCAGAGCTTGCGGAGCAGTTGGAGGTCATCTCCCACCAGCTTCTAGAGATCTGCAAGGATACCGGCGCAGACACTTTAAAGACGAGTGGCGGCACGGTGATGCGAACGGTTAGGACTCGCTACTGGACTTCGGACTGGGACGCGATGTACGAGCTAGTCGCAAATTCGGGTGAGCTTGGCCTTCTGGAAAAGCGCATCCATCAGGGCAACATGAAAGAGTTTCTCCAAGAGAATCCCAATCTGATGCCCAAGGGTCTGAACGTCGATAACCGCTATGACATTACTGTCAGGAGAGCATCAAAATGAGCGAACTAGCTCTATTCAAGGGAAACCTTCCGTCCTACCTGCGTACCATGCAGATGGACAGTACTACAAAAGCCCTCATGGGTGGCTCACAGGCTAAGCGGATTTCGATCCGTGGGTCGGTGTTTCGTATGATCGTAGGCGGGCAAGAGATTGCCAAGTCTGATGAGCGTTACATGCAGGTGGTCGTTGCCGCCGCCGCTCCGTCTCATAGCCGCACGTTTTACGCTGGGGTCTATGAGGAAGGGGAGAAAGTTCTTCCTACTTGCTTCAGCAATGACGGCATCAAGCCTGACGCTGAGTCTGAAAAACCTCAGGCAAAGAACTGTGCAAGCTGTCCGCAGAACATCGCGGGTAGTGGGCAGGGTAACTCACGCGCTTGCCGGTTCTCGCACCGTCTGGCAGTGGTGTTGGCAAACGATATTGAAGGCGACGTGTATCAGGTAGTCATTCCTGCTACCTCTCTGTTTGGCAAGCCTGAGGCTGGCAACCTTCCGCTGGAAGCGTACACGCGCTATCTGGCAGGGCACGGGGTTCCGATCACCGCAGTCGTGACGGAGATGAAGTTTGATACGGACTCGGCTACTCCTAAACTTTTCTTCAAGGCGGTGCGCCCTCTGGAGGAGTCGGAGTGGGAGATCGTGCAGAGCAAGGGGCAGACTCAGGACGCAAAGAATGCAATTGCATTCACCCCCGGTAAGACTGACGGTGCTACTGCGGGGGTAACCCCGAAGGAGAACCCGAAAGCCTCACCCGCTCCTGTGGTTGAAGACGAGGAAGAGGAAGCTCCTCCAGTCAAAGCACCTATCAAACGCGCCAAGCCCGAAGCTCCAAAACCCAAAACGGCTGATGATGTTATGAGCCGTTGGGACGACGAGGAATAAGAGTCCGAACCCACGCCGGGGGGTTCCCGGCATTTTTCTAACCTTGAGTAATCATGAAACACCCAAAAATCAAACTGTCTATTGAAGAGCAACTTGCCAACAAGATCGCCGGGATCGCCGCAGTAGAAATGCGTACGGTTACCCAGCAACTCGCCTACTGGGTGGGGATCTATGAGGCCAAGAACGGAGTGGTAGCACCGAAGCAAGCGGAGGTCGCCAAGCATCGACGGCCTATGTTAGTCTCACCCGAGCGTCGGGCTCAGATGCGGGAGCAGGGGCTGAAGCTCGCGGTTGCGGCTAAAGCTAAAGCACAAGCACGCAGGGTAAATAGCCTCGCTCATTAAGACCTCCGGGGGTGTAAAGCAATGCTTTACACCCCTACCTCTCAAGGATCGCCATGCTTGGCTACAGCATAAAATTTGTAGATCAAGTCAAGAAAGCTGACCCTGAAAAATTGGGCGTCAGACTTGGCTTACTCTGCGTAGATCGTGATATCCCCGCCGCTAGAGTCGCCCGTCATCTCAAAGTTTCTCGCATGACTGTCTATATGTGGTTTACAGGACGGACACTCCCCAACAAGAACCTGCATTTACCGAGGATTCAAGAACTAATATCAGACTTCCACAATATCGAGTGGTGATATGCAGTCGCTATTCAGGGCGGTCCTGCCGGGGCCGGGGCACGGCATTTACTTCGCCGTTGGAATCAAGAAAGCCAATGGTCCGAAGAAAGCTATCGTACTGCATAGAGCCGCAAGTAACTTTGCAGAGCTAGAGCAGGGTGCATTAGATTTTGAAAGCAAAGGATTAAACACATACTTTGCACTTAGTTCGTTCACGAATGGTGACAGTCGGGAGACTGACAACGCGGCCTACGCCAAGGCTGTATGGTTTGATATAGACACACAAGAGACACCTTCCCACAAGGAAACGGCTGTCTACAAGGACCGCACAGAAGCGGCACTTGCCCTCCGTAAATTTGTTACAGACACTGCGCTACCTGACCCGTGGGTTGTTGATTCGGGCGGTGGCTTGCATGTGTACTGGCCTCTTGAGGCAGAAATTACAAGAGAGGAGTGGCAACCCATTGCGCGGGGTATGGCGTCAC